CACTAAAGGAAGTCTTGTTTTATATAAATAAGTCTATATAACAAGGAAACATCATGGCAAAACCTACAACAAGAGCTACATTACAAGATTACTGCTTAAGGAATTTAGGTGCACCTGTAATTGAAATCAATGTAGATGAAGATCAACTTGAAGATCGTACAGATGAAGCATTACAATTCTACCAAGAGTATCACTCTGATGGTGTAATTCGTGAATATTTAAAACATGAGCTAACTGCAACAGATATAACAAATAATTATATTACTGTGGCTGATAGTGTGACTAATGTTGTACGTATGTTAAAGATTACCGGCACTACTGGTAGTTCATTATTTGATATGGGTTACCATATGAGACTTAATGATATCTTTATGTTACAAGGTTTAGGAGCTCAAACTCAAGAATATATACAATCACAACAGAAATTATCTTTGATTGACCATAGATTAAATAGTGAAGAGCATATCAGATTTAGTAGACATATGAATAGAGTTCATATGGATGAAGGTTATGGAGATTTAGGAGCTGGTGATTTTATAGTTCTTGAAGTAATGTCTATTATAGATCCAGGAACATATGCCGATGTTTTTAATGATTTGTATTTAAAGAAATATCTTACTGCATTGATTAAACGTCAATGGGGAGCAAACTTAATGAAGTTCCAAGACTTCCAGCTTCCAGGTGGTATAACATTGAATGGACGTCAGATATACGAAGACGCCATTGAGGAGATTCAAGGTTTAGAAGAAGAATGCAGGTTGATTTGGGCTATGCCAGACAACTTTTTAATGGGATAAAGAATGGCTACATCAGTATATTTTTCAGGAGCGGTAAGATCTGAACAAGACCTATACGAGGATCTTGTTACAGAAAGCATCAAAGTATTTGGTCAAGATGTGGTATATCTACCACGCGAATCATTAGGTGAAGACGCCCTCTTAAATGAAGAGTGGAGTCAATTCACGCAAGCCTATCCAGTAGAAATGTATTTAGAAAATGTTGAAGGATTCGAAGGTGATGGTAATCTATTAGGTAAATTTGGTTTAGAGATTCGTGATCAGGCAAACCTTGTAGTAACAAAACGTAGATGGGATCAGGCTGTTGGTCAAAACATTGTCGATGGTCAAGCATCTCCTAATGAAGGTGATTTAATATATATGACAATGACTCAAAGATTATTTGAGATTAAATATGTAGAACCTAAATCACCATTCTATCAATTACAAGACCTCCCAAGTTATACACTAACTGCAGAGTTATTTGAATATAATGATCAGCATTTTGATACTGGTTATGATGAGATTGATGCTATCGAATGGGATAATGCTACAGCATACAGTTATATTGTTACTGCTAATACTGCAAACTTTGAGCTTGGCGAATTAGTAACACAATGGACTGGATCAAATGATTCATCTGGTAACCCGATTAATATTGAAGGTTATGTTGCTGGTTGGGAAGGTACTGAAGCTAGAATAACAATCATATCTCCACATCAAAGCACAAATGGTGATGGTACATTTATGACATTCTCAGTTCAGTCCGCCACTACGAAGAAACTTATAGGTAAAAATTCTGGTACACAAACATATATTACAATTGACCAGAGTGGTACTACGAAGACATTCTATAACCAAGATCCATTTGCTGACAATGATGAATTTGAAGTTGCTGGTGATGATGTTATAGACTTTACAGAATCTAATCCGTTTGGAGATCCATAATGTTCGAAAATCATTTCTATAATGAAAGTACAAGACGTATGGTATCTGTCTTTGGATCTATATTTAACGATATGGAAGTCGTTAAGAAAGATTCGGCTGGTAAAGTACTACAAAAAATTAAAGTTCCTTTAGGTTATGCACCACGAACTAAAGTTCTTGCACGTTTAAATGAACAAACAAGTGATCCTAAGATAGCACTAAAGCTACCTAGATTATCATTTGAAATATCATCTATGGAATATGATGCCAATGCACGTGTATCTAAACATAAGAATTATACAAAGGTAATAACAGGGGACACATTACAATTAAACAAGTTGGGTGCGCCCGCTGTTTATAAAGTTGGATTTGAATTAAATCTTTTGGCTTCAACACAAGATGAAGCTCTGCAGTTATTAGAGCAGATACTTCCAATGTTTCAGCCAGAGTATACAGTAACAATAAAAGATATTCCAAGTATGAATATCACAACCGACACTCCGATAGTTTTAGAGAGTGTTACTATGAATGATGATTATGAGGGTGATTTAGTTACGAGGAGAGCCATAATATATACTTTGTCTTTCTCAACTCGTATTCGTTATTATAGAGGTATCGGTAAGAGCAAACAAATTCTCCAGACAGAAGTTGATTATTCAGAGAATGTTGATCCTACTACTCATAAATTTGAGACACAAAAGATAGTAGGTACAACAACATCTGACGGTGCTGGTGGTTTTAAAGAACCATACACTGAGACGATTAACTTTTTTGACACTGACGTATAAGGGAGAATGTAATGGGATATAGATTTAATGCAAAATTAGTAAAGGTTGTTGATGGAGATACCATTGATGCAGATATAGAATTAGGTTTTTCAGTATTCATGCGGGATCGTATCCGTTTAATGGGTATAGATACACCTGAGAGTAGAACAAGAAATTTGGCAGAGAAGTCATGGGGACTTGCTGCTAAACACAGATTGATAGAACTATTGGCAGAAGCTAATGGTGAATTTACACTAGTAACCGAAGATATGGAGAAAGGTAAATTTGGAAGAGTACTTGGTACGATTGAGGTTAATGGCAAAGATGCTAACCAAAGTCTTATCGAAGAGAACTTAGCTATACCATATGAAGGTGGCAATAAAGATGAAAGCCGTACAAAATATGGTGTACAAGAATTATGGAATACATATTATGAAAACCCACAGGAACATGACGATGACCATGAACATGGAGACGAAAACCCAGAAGCTCACATCGACTTCCACGAAAAGTAAAATTGATTCGGACTTCGAAAGAGTCCGAAGAGATTTATTTGATTTATCCACGCAAGGTGAAGAAGCGATAGAGCTCATGATGGAGCTTGCGCGTGAGTCAGAGCACCCGAGAGCATTTGAAGTTCTTGGACAATTAATTAAACAAAACGCTGAGATAGGTGAAAAAGTTTTAAAGCTTCATAAGAGTAAGAAGGAACAAGATAAAACTGATGAACCTACAGCACTTGCTCAGCAAGCAGCAACGAATAACAATGTGTTTATAGGCTCAACAGCTGAACTACAAAAAATGTTACGTGATGAAAAGGTAATAGAAACAGAACCGGACTTATTTGAGAAATGAGAGAAACAAACTATTTAGGCAATCCGAATGTTCGGGGTGCCGATGTAGAACATCCTTGGACTAAAGAGGAATTAAAAGAATACAAGAAGTGTTTAGATGATCCTAAATATTTTGCTAAAAAGTATTGTAAAGTAATCCACCTCGACAAAGGCTTAATACCCTTTGACCTATACCCATATCAAGAGAAAATGTTTGACTCATTTACTGAGCATCGATTTAATATTGTTTTGGCATGTCGTCAGAGTGGTAAATCCATTGCTGTGGTCGCGTATCTTCTATGGTATGCTATATTCAAAGGGGAACAAGTTGTAGGTGTACTAGCAAATAAGAATGCTATTGCAAGAGAAATGTTAGCACGTATTACACTGATGCTAGAGAATCTACCATTCTTTTTACAACCAGGATGTACTGCACTCAATAAAGGATCTATTGGATTCTCTAATAATAGCAGAATCATTGCTGCAGCCACATCATCAAGCTCTATTCGTGGTATGTCACTTAACCTTGTTTACCTCGATGAGTTTGCATTTGTAGATAACGCTGCAGAATTTTATACATCAACATATCCAGTTATCTCATCTGGTAAAACATCTAAGATTATTATCACATCTACAGCCAATGGTATTGGTAATATGTATCATAAACTATATGAAGGTGCTGTACAAGGAACAAATGAATTTACACCAACTCGTGTAGACTGGTGGGATGTACCTGGAAGAGATGAAGCATGGAAACAAATGACTGTTGAGAATACATCTGAACTCCAGTTTGACCAAGAATTCGGTAATAGTTTTCACGGCACAGGAAACACATTAATATCTGCTGATGTCTTATTAGCTTTAAGATCTACAGAACCACAGGAATACTATAACAATGTAAAGATCTTTGACCAACCAGAAGAAGGGCACAATTATCTTATGTTTGTCGATGTATCTCGTGGAAGAGGTCAAGATTATTCCACGTTTACAGTGGTTGATGTGTCATGTAACCCCTTTGTACAAGTATGTACATACCGTGATAATATGATAAGCCCTTTATTATTTCCTGACTTGTTATACAAGTATGCTACACATTATAATGAATGTTATGTAGTAGTTGAATCAAATGATGCAGGACAAGTGGTATGTAATGGTTTATACTATGAATTAGAATATGAGAATGTATTTGTAGAGAGTATGATTAAGGCTAATGCTATTGGTGTTACTATGACAAGTAAAGTTAAAAGGATTGGCTGCTCAAACATAAGAGATATCATGACACAAAAGAAGTTAATCATAAAAGATGAAGAAACAATTCGAGAAATGTCGACATTTGTAGCGAAAGGATCATCTTACCAAGCAGATCATAACTCACATGATGATCTTATGATGAATTTAGTTATGTTTGGTTGGTTTACATCTACACCATTCTTTGCAGAATCTACCGATGTAAACATGAAACATATGTTATATGAGCAAAAAGTAAAGCAAATGGAAGATGAAGTAATACCGGTTGGGCATATGCCACAACAAGAAGATAGTAATCATCCATTCGGTGTAGGATGGGAAACCTATAAATTTTAGTTGTTATAAATAAGTATATTGAGAAAACTACGTATTATGAATAATCTTATTAATAACATGACAAGGGAAAAAATATGGCAAATCTAGTCTCACCTGGAGTACAGGTAAAAGAAATCGATTTGACTAATGTCGTACCGTCTACATCATCTACAATCGGAGCCATGGCTGGAGCATTCAGTTGGGGACCGTGCGAACAGATACATACTGTAAGTAGTGAAACGGAATTAGTTGAAAAGTTTGGGAAGCCTGGTTCGTACACTTGGGAAAGTGTTTTAACAGCAGCCCAATTTTTAAGTTATGGCAGCGCGCTAAAAGTTGTCAGAGTCGTAAAATCAACAGCACGTAACGCAACAGCGTCAGGTACTGGAATATTAGCAAAAAACGATGATCATTTTAGTACATTATCACCCGCAGCTGGAGACTGGGTTATGGCCCGCCATCCTGGTGTTTTAGGTAGTGCACTTAAAGTTCATTTCGCAACACAAGCAGCAAGCTTTAACGGTGATGCTACTTGGAAATCGTGGGTTGAAAGTGCTCCTGGCACATCAGCTGGAGCCGCTGCAGTAGGTGGTTCATTAGATGAAATCCACGTGGTAGTAACAGATGAAACTGGTGAAATATCCGGCACAGCTGGTACGGTTTTAGAAACTTTTGGTTTCTTAAGTCAAGCTAGTGATGTTAAATCATCTGATGGTACATCTTTGTACTATAAAGATCACATCAACACAAAATCAAAATGGATCCGTATCGGAAACCATCCAGCAGCTTTATCTGACGCTGGTGAATCTGCAGTAGCAAACGCTTTTACAGTAGTTGCAGTTGCAAGTGCTTCACTAGGTGGTGGTATTGACGGTAATGTATGTACGGTAGGTGAAACTACTGCAATGTATAACCTTTTTGCAGATGCAGAAACAGTTGATGTAAACTTAGTGTTCCAAGCAAATTCTGGCTTCAGTGCAGCAGATACAAGAACATTAAGTAATTTCTTAGTTGCTTTAGCAGCAGCAAGAAAAGATGCGGTAGCCTTTGTCTCACCTGAGAGAGCGGCAACAGCAAATGCAGCAGCACCGGCTACGGATGTAGCAGCATGGAGAACTGCTTTAACTTCATCGTCTTATGGCTTTGCGGATTCAAGTTCTCTATATGTGTATGACAAGTACAATGATGTTTATCGTTGGATTTGTGCGGCAGGATCAACAGCAGGACTAACAGCTAATGCTGATTTAGTTGCTGATGCATGGTTCTCACCGGCAGGATTTACACGTGGCGCAGTTCGTAACGTTACTAAACTAGCATGGAACCCTAATCAAGCGGATAGAGATGCACTATATAAAACGGGTGTTAACCCTATAGTGACTTTCCCTGGACAAGGTACAGTGTTGTTTGGTGATAAAACTTTACAAGCTAAGCCAAGTGCATTCGATAGAATCAATGTTAGAAGACTATTCATTGTTCTTGAGAAAGCGGTATCTGCAGCATCGAAAGCATCATTATTCGAATTTAATGATGAATTTACGAGAGCTCAATTTAGAAATATGGTTGAGCCTTTCTTAAGAGATGTTCAGGGTCGTAGAGGTATTACAGACTTTAAGGTTGTTTGTGATGGTACTAATAATACTGGTAACATTATTGACACGAACAAGTTTGTAGCAGACATTTATGTTAAACCTGCAAGATCTATTAACTATATAACTCTAAACTTTATCGCCACAAGAACTGGTGTTGAGTTTAGTGAAATCGCAGGAGGTAATTAAAGATGGCAATATTAGGCGTAGATGATATGAAAGCCAAACTAGTTGGCGGTGGTGCTAGACCTAATTTATTCAAAGTAACTATGGCTTTTCCAAGTTATGTTACAGCGAATGTAGAATTGGCATCGTACATGTGTAAAGCGACAAGCATGCCAGCATCAACAATAGCTCCGATTCCTGTTCCATTTAGGGGTCGTACATTGCAAGTGGCTGGTGACAGAACGTTTGATCCATGGTCGGTTACTATAATTAACGATACGGACTTTAATGTACGTAATTCTTTTGAACAGTGGATGAACGGTATTAACCAACATAAAGCGAACACAGGTTTAACACAGCCTAGTTCTTATATGGCGGATATGATCGTTGAGCAGCTGGACAAAGACGGTACAGTAGAGAAAACTTATAACATTCGTGGTACTTTCCCAACTAATTTAGGTGCAATTGAACTAAATTACGAGAGTGAAAATGCTATTGAAGAGTTTGAAGTTGAATTACAAGTTCAGTATTGGGAATCTGATAAGACAACGTAAATCATCGATATAACATAAGGAGTGCCTTCGGGCACTCTTTTCTAAGTGTTATAAATAATAT